GTATGCTTTGTTGGAAAGCCTCCACGCTCTAAAATCTCTTTTATGCCTAATAAAGTCTCTTTTCCGTCTTCAATAGAAAAATCAAACAAAAAAGCATCGTAAGTGATCAAGACGAGTTGTGTAGCTTTTTCCGATAAATATGTCTTAAGTGCAAGTATTTTATCAACATTAGTCTTGGTCTCTAAATTCTGAAGTACATAGTTGAACAGTTTATATTTTGTTATAGAACTGTGTTGCTTTACTATTCTTCCTGTTGGTAAAACGTAAGAAGATTGAGCTTTGTACTTTTTATATTCGTTATTTACGAACTCGTTCATACTTGAAAGGAAATCAATGTGTTTGTACTGATCTTCTACACCACCGTAAAGCTGTCTGAAGGTGATAATCTTGGCCTGTTTGTACTCTTCTTGAGTCAATTCTTGTTTATCGAAGTATTTTTTTCCTAAGTATTCGTGCATAGATCCTTCTGGTTGAGAAAATCCTACTAAATTCGATATCAATCGCAAATGATAAGAATCGAAATCAAATTCTACTAAAAAATCTTTCTTTGGTACAAAGCATGATCTGTGATCTCCCTCTTTTGGTATCGCTAGAAAGTTAACACTCCTAAAAGAATTAGTCGGTCTTGCAGTTAAGTTATACAAATTGTAGTACGAATAGGAAACGCTATCCTGAATGAATCCTGCGCTGTTTTGAAGATCATAAAGTTTAGATAGTTGTTCATCTTTTACTCCTATTCCGTTCTCTTCAACGTATTTGTATGCGTCCAGGATAAGCTTGTCGTAAGACTGATCTAACTCTAGTCCTATTAGATATTTTACTTGATCGTAAAAACACTCACACTTCTCATAGTGTTTAGATATCGGAACAATTGCGTCTAAATTTGTTAATTCCAAAGATTTTTGATACAACTGTCTGTGAAACTGAGTGTTGCAATCTAACTCTTTCACAGAATTATTAGAATCAAGCATCACCAAATTCAGATCTATAACGTTACTAGTATCTATGTGATAAGAGTGATACTTTGCGTCTATTAAATAGATCTTAGTGTGTTTTTTAAGGAACTCGTTAACTTCTTTTATAGACAAAGAGAAACTTTCTGAATGTTCTATCGCTAGAATGTATCCTTTTTCTCCGTTATTGTAATAAATTAAACTTGGAGAAGACAGTTTTGGGTGATGAGTGTGATTTGATAGAATAAGTTGAACGAAAGCCGATTCGCTTGGCTCTAATTTAGATAACTGTTCACTTTTTTCTACAATATAATACATTTATAACCTTTATTGATACAAATATATCAAAAAGATCTTATTGTATTGTTATAATTGTTTACAGTGTTGTCGGTCTTGAGAATTTTGCGTAATCTCCTCCTATAAAATCTGTAATACCAAGAAAAGTCTTATTTGCTTGCTCTACCAATCTTTTGTTTGTGTCTATTATCCCTGCTCTAGTATCGTATTGGCCTAATCTAACTGAATTTAGTGGTCCTGTTAATTTCCACATGATTTGATAAACTAAGTAATAAGAAACATCGTAGTCTACTGTACCGTTTTCAAAGTTTGCGTACTCTTCATCAGATATTTCAGTTACGAATCCTACGTCATTCACTTTTTTTATGAACGATCTCATTAAATATCCCTTTTTATAATCTGAGTCTGTTGGAATTGGGAAATACGGAACAGGAGCCCCTCTTTTTGCTTGAATAGTATTTAAATTCACTCCAGTTTTTTCAGCTAATTGTTTTTTTAGTTGATTTGGTAAACTACGTTGATTCAAATAATCTGAACTGGTTCTTGTAACTATTTTAAAAAGCTCTTCATTAGATCCTATTATTGGATTTGCTCCAGTAAAAATTCTACCATCGTAAGTCGCGTAATATTTTCCTCTATAAGGTTTTCCATCAGACGTGCTAAACTCTGATCCGTTCGTTATAAGATCGGTTTTTACTCTAAAAGAGGGATAATATCTTAACATACTCTAATTTTAAAAAAATTTACGCTAAATCTGATCTATAAGATACGTGTACGTGGTCATAATGTCCGTCTGTATCCCATAATACAGCTTTTGGATTTCCTGATTCTTTATTTCTAGTAAAACCTGCGCTAATTAACTGAGATACGAATTTGTCTGCTTTTTGTTTTGCTGTTTGATTATCTGTTCTCGCAGCTATACCGTCTATTATAGCTATGTCTACTGCGTTTCCTGTCGAGTGTCTTGATACGTTTCCTGATTTGGTATTAGTGTTGTGTCCTCCGATACCAGTTGTAACTGTTACTACTACACCCGCATTAACTGCTGCTGCGCTTATGGAACTTAATAGAGAAGAATTGATTTTTTCTGACCCAGGACTTCCTAATCTTCCTGATCCAAATTTAACATTTGGATATGTTCCCGAATCTGCCGTAGGATAGTTATTGAAATCAGATATTCCTACACTGGAGTCTAATTCTTCTGCTGGTGGTTCAGTTGAAACAAATGATTGCGCTGGTGGATATATAAGTTTTAGATTATCTGTATTGAAATCTTGTCTTTTCTTTAGAAAGATCATATTCGCTCTCACATTACTTTTCCATTCGTTGCCTTCTATAGATTGATCTAATCCAACTGTTACAAATCCTACAGTGTTCAATTTATCTGATTCTCCGTATACATCTCTTATGCTTAAATCGTAAGTATAAGGCAAAAACTGATCGGATATAGTAAAAGCTTGCCCCATTCCTAATCCAGAAACTCCATCTATTGAAAAGTTAAGAGATACTGGTATTACTGCAGATGCTCTGGTGCCCTTTTCTTCAGACTTTATTTTAGACATTTTTTCTATATAGTAATTCGTTGCGTGACTAATACTAGATTGTGCCGGTGTAGTATCTGAATAAAATGTTTTTATAGCTTGATTAAATTGAGCAGCTGAATTTTTCATAGCTTCTGTAGGAAGCGCGATTGATGAAGAAATTTCTTTTCTGTTTAAAATGTACCTATCATCGTATCCTATATTGTAAAATCCAAAGCTATCACCAGATTTTGATAAAGAGGAAAGATTGCTTTTATCTGAATTAGCTGATATTGCTATCATGTTCGCTAATTTTGTAGAAACTTCTGTTTTGATTTCTATACTTCTAGCTATAGATCCGGCTCCAAAAAGAGGAAACTCAGTTTTATTAGTAGGAGTTATGTAATTTTCTTCTACGTTTGGAGTAAATTGATCATCTACTATGTGTAACACATTTCCATAATCGTCGTACGCTAATCTAAACGTATTAAAATCTCCCAAAAATTTATTTACATCAAATAATATTTGCTCTATAAATTCTTTAGCGTATATATCATGAGATCCGTCTTGTTTTACGTAACTAGCAACCATATTTAAAAGATAGTCACAACTTACTAAAATATTCATTGTTTTTCCTTTATAGATAATTTTATCATCTCCGTTAACCAGTTTAAATTTAGGTAAACTTCCAGATAATCTATCTTCCGAATCCGGTTTATACACATCTTTTTCTGATATTGTTGATTGATCAAACAATTGTTTAAAATCGGAGTTTGTTCCTTCAAAAGGAATTAATATATCGTAAGGATTTGTAGAAAGTTGTTTAGCATTAGACAAACATATACTAGTACTTGGATTAAAATCAAAATACACTAGTGGAGTAGTCTTTTTGGGATCTTTTTTGTCATCGTAAATATTACATATGTGATTTACAATCATTAAAACAAATCCGAATTTCAAATATACTGGATGATTCATTTGTGTTCCATCCAAAACTCCAGAGTTAAATTTATAAGGAACCGTGTAAGTAGTCATTAGATCTTTAAAATCTACTCTACAATTTTTAGAGTATAATTCTAAAGCTGTACAAGAATTTCCCATGAGACTAAAATTAAATCCGTACTTAGATCTTAATTTTAACATGTCTTCTTCGGTAATACTTTTGTTTATAGATGCATCGTAATTTTTACACTCTGTTTCTTCTTTAGTTTTATCGTAATTAACTAAATCATCTAACATATTAGAAAATAATCCAATATCAAATAATTTTTTAGTAAACGATTTATAATATTTGGGATCCGTGAGATCTAATTTAGAAACTAATTTAGCTGTTTCTATATTACCTACATTTATAGCATTATCTAAAGAATATAATTGAATAGTTCTTATCAATACTTCAAAAGCAGATTGATATTTTAAAGATTCTGATTTTTGTATATCAGCAACAGTAATTTCTGAAGAGGGTTCTTGAGGAGCGACTATCTCTTGCGTATTTTGCTCAGCTTGTTGTCTGCTTATTGTATTAGCGTCTATCGGACTTATCACTGATTTGTCTGATACTGTGAAATTTTTTAATATTGATAGATCGTTAAAAGTTAATGTTATAGTAAATGGTATACTAACATTTATTGATCTTTTTTTAACAATAGGTTGCTGCTTATCGTCAGTACCTACTATTTCACTTATAGATATCGCATGATTAACAGATACACTCTTAGTTGCTATGTAACCAAAACTATCAAATCCTCCTTCAACAATATGACTTGTTTTTAATTTCCAAGTACCGCTTTTGTCTGTAATCGCATTTTTTACAGCATCGGTAACTGCTTGATTGAATTTTTCATCTGAGACGAGTGACTGTTGTATTTTTCCTTGTTCTATTGAATCCACCACGTATCGACCTAAAAATAACAAAGGACTGAATTTTAGCGCAGTTTTTATATAATCAAGAGCTCCTTCCCAAAATCCATCTGCACTTGATATGTCTTTAACGCCTTCTCTTGCTATATTTTTAGCAGTTGAAAATAAAGTTTGATGAGTGTTATAATCGTACGCTACTTTTAAATAATAGTTACTTTTT